AAGGAACAAATTAGGAAATTATCTGATGAAATTGCAGAGTCTACAGATAAAATTAAGGCGAATGAGATTGAAATCGAAGCTCTTAAAGCGAAATATGACGATCATATAAAGTCGATTGTAAAATATAAAGATGAACAGAAGTATCTTTCAAATCAAACAGAGAATTACGAAAGAATACTTGAATCATTAAAAAAACAATTGGATATTCTTGAATCTGCTGAAAATAAAGATGAAAAAGCAATTCAGGATAAAAAGAATGAGATAAATGAAACTACTACAAAACTTAATGGTTACAAAAGTAAACTGGAAGATGTTGAGAAAAAGCTGAAAAGCGGAGCAGCTGCAACGGAAGGCTATGCTGAAAAAGTACAGGATTTCGGAAATAAAGCAAAAGAGACAGGGGATAAGTTTAGTGGAATATCAACGGCGGCAGCAGGCATAGTAGCGGCAACAGCAGCTACAGTACCTGCAACAGCAGAATATCGTAAAATTATGGGATCGCTTGAGGTGTCGAGCCAAAATGCAGGGTACACAGCAGAACAAACAGCGGAAAGTTATAGAACCTTATATGGTGTGCTTGCAGATGATCAGACAGCTGCAACAACTACGGCCAATCTTCAGGCGTTAGGTTTGTCGCAAGAAAAATTAAGCACGGTAATCGATGGGACGATTGGTGCATGGGCAACTTACGGGGATAGTATTCCCATTGATGGACTTGCAGAATCAATCAATGAGACTGTAAAAACAAGTACTGTTACGGGGACTTTTGCGGATATGCTCAATTGGGCGGGAACTTCAGAGGATGCATTTAATGAAAAACTTGCAGCTTGCGGAAGCGAAAGTGAGAGAGTAAACCTGGTCATGCAGGAAATGGCGAATCAGGGTCTCGTAGATGCAGGAAAAAAATGGCAGGAAAACAATAAGAATTTGGTAGACGGAAATAAGGCAACAGCAGATTTCCAACAGGCAACAGCTGAGCTTGCGGATACAGTTGCACCGCTGATTACCAAAATTACGGAATTGATTGCCGGATTGATTGAAAAGTTTAATCAGCTCTCCCCAGAAGGACAGAGATTGATTGCCGGATGTGTATTGGTAGTGGCAGCAATAGCTCCAATTCTTTCGGGAATCGGGAATATTGCGATGGGAATACAAACATTGATTCCGTTGATTTCAAATCTATGGACCGTGCTTGGACCAATGGGAATTGTCGTGATAATTGGTTTGATTATCCTTTTATACAATAAATGTGAATGGTTTAGAAATGGAGTTAATGCAATATTTGGCGGCATTGCAGATTTTATTAAAGGCGTAATTAATAAAATCAAGGGATTTTTCAACTTTGAATGGAAACTTCCCAAAATTAAACTTCCGCATTTCAAGGCAAGCGGAGAATGGTCACTTGTTCCACCGAAAGTTCCGAAGTTTTCGGTTGACTGGTACGCAAACGGTGGTATCTTGAACAGCCCAACTATTTTCGGCATGAACGGAGATAGAGCAATGGGCGGTGGCGAAGCAGGGGCAGAAGCGGTTCTGCCAATCGAATTGCTGAAGACATACATCCGTGATGAGATGCAGTCCAACAATGCTGCGCTTGCACAGATGATTGCAGAAGCACTGTCAGAACTGACATTTGTGATTGAAAATAACATTGCACTGGGCGATAAGAAGCTTGCAGAGATTCTTGCGGATGCGGTAATCAAGAAGATGTCACAGAGCGTGAAATGGAAGAAAGGAGCTGTAGGAGTCTAATGGAAGTAAATTTCATGGAAGTAGAATACAACAATATTCTTGCATCAAATCTTGGAATCTATGCTAAGACGCTTCCGTCAATCCCGATGGCAGTTCAAAAAGAATCCTCGGTAGAAATACCGGGGAGCGATGGAACAATGCACATCCTGGATGGTGGATATGAATCGACGGAAATCAAGATTGATTTTAATTATATCGGATCGTCAGACAAGTGGGATGAACGTTGGGGATGTGCAAAGAAGTGGCTGTCAGCAAGAAACAAGATGCTTCGACTTGGATCAGATCCGGATCATTTCTATAAGATTCTGAAAGTTAGTGCTGATGATGCAGAGCATACAAGCGAGCGGATTGGAAATTTCACGGCTACTTTTCAGACAAAAGATGGTCTGAGGTATCTACTAGAGGGACTTAATGAGCACACTGCAGAGAATGTGAGCTTTAATCCTTATGAGATATCCCATCCAATCTATAAGATTAGCGGAGAGGGAAACTGCAGTCTGATTGTAAACGGAAAGAAAATGTCTGCGGATGTTGGACAGAATCTTACTATCGATACAGATAGAAAGATTGCATACAGAGCAGATGGAACATTGAGCAACACAGCAGTGTCAGGAGACTATGAAGACCTTTTTCTACAAGAAGGAGAAAACGAGATATCAATCACAGATGGGTTCAATCTGAAGATTATTCCTAATTGGAGGTGCTTATGATTCAGATTTATAAACCAGAGAATACAGACTATAAGCACAATGGAGATATGACATTACTTCCGGATGAAGCAACAATCCACGTTATCTTGAACGGAGAATGGACAGCTACATTGGAACATCCGATTGATCCGGAAGGACGATGGAAGTATATCGTAGACAATACAGTAGTTAAGATGCCATCTTTCAATGGTGAGCAGCTATTCCGAGTGAAAAACAAGGAAAAGAAAGATTCAGGAGTGAGCGTAGATCTTACTCCTGTTTTTTTGGACGCAAAGAATGATTGCTTCCTGGTAGATATCCGGCCAACAGATAAGAACGGACAGGAAGCACTCGACCTAATGACAGCACCGAACGCAAGATATACAGCAAAATCAGATATCAAGACCGTATCGACTGCTTATTACCATACAATGAATCTGATTGAAGCAATCAATGGAAACAATGGCAATTCTTTCGTTAATCGATGGGGTGGAGAGATTATCTATGATAACTATACCGTGACAATCAATGAGAGAGCTGGTGGCGATTATGGAGTGCAAGTCCTATATGGCAAGAACATAGTCAAGGATGGTTTCTCGGAGTCTGTAGATATGACCGATGTAGCAACAAGGATTGTCCCAAAATCATACAACGGATACATGATAGAGGGAGAAGAACCTTGGATAGATTCTCCGTTGATTGAAAAATATCCGACAGTGCATTATAGAGTGATGACATTTGAGGATGTTAAAATGCGCGAGGATGCAGGAGAAGATGACGAAGAAAATGGAACGATTATCTGTGATACACAGGAACAGCTGGAAGAAGCCCTGAAAAAGAAATGCAGGGAACAGTTTGAGTTAGATGTGGACAAGCCAAAGGTGACAATCGAGGCAGATATGGAGCTTTTACAGAATACGGAATTGTATGAAGATGTGAAAGAACTGGAAAAGGTTTCACTTGGAGATACAGTTCACTGTAAACATTCAAAATTAGGAATCTTGTCGGATGCAAGAGTGATTGAACTGGAGTGGGATGCTGTGAGAAACAAGCTGACCTCCGTGACGCTGGGAGAATTCCAGTATAATTTCCTCGATGATGTGTCTTCTGTTATGAGTCGTGTTGACCAGGCAATCCGTTCCGATGGAACGCTGATCGGGCAGCAGGTTCAGGGAATCATCAATGGGGTAAAAGCACAGCTGAAAGCGCAGTCTACGATTGCGAAGAAACAGCCAGTCCGGGCGATATTGTTTGAAGATCTGGATTCAGAATCTCCGACCTATGGAGCAATGTGCCTGGGAACGCTCGGATTCGAGATTGCATCAGAACGTACAGCAGATGGAAGGGACTGGAAGTGGACTACCTTCGGAACTGGTCAGGGCTTTTATGCAGATTTTATTGTAGCTGGAACGATGCTGGCAGACAGAATCAAGGGAGGAACGCTGATTCTTGGAGGAAAAGACAATGGAGATGGAACCGCAAAAGTACTCGATGCGAATGGCAATGTGGTTCTGGCTCTGACAAATCAGGGCATTGTTGTAGATCATGCATCTAACGGCGGTGTGTTGATTAGTAACGGATCTATTTTTATAAGGAACACCAAGGGCGAGACAGTAGGAATTATGCACTATCAGGATAATGGTATGAGTATACAGTCTTACGGTGGACAATATGCAAGTATCCTGATTACGAATGAAGGGAAGATCTCAATCAATGCAGTAGGAGAAGTATCACTTTCCTGCGGATCACTTAAGGTCGGCGGGAAGTCAACAAAGACAGGAAGAGCGGTATATTCAGACGGAACGTATCTGGATATCCAAAATGGACATGTTGTAGGTGGAAATACGAAAGAAGGTAGTTTCTGATGAGCTGGACAATAAGCAACAATTATCTTTCGGAATCTCAGATGCAGGGCAACGCCCTTGAAGTGTATAAGTATTTCGCTGGAAAAGGCTGGACACTGAATGCAATCGGGGGCATCCTTGGAAATATGGAAAAGGAGTCCAACATTAACCCCGGACTCTGGCAGAGTCTGAATGAAGGAAACTATAGCGGCGGCTTTGGACTGGTTCAATGGACACCGGCAACGAATTATACCGATTGGGCGAAATCCAATGGATATGCAATCACAGATCCGGTTGGACAGTTGCATTGGATTGATACTCTTTCAGCATCTTCCGGCCAATGGATAGCAACGAGTTCCTACAGTATGACATGGGCGCAGTTCAAGAGTAGCACAGAGACACCAGAATATCTGGCCAGCGCTTTCCTTAAGAACTTTGAACGCGCGGGCGTTGAGGTAGAATCTGCAAGACGCAGTGCAGCAAGAAAATGGTATGAATATCTGAAAAAATACGCTACAGGAAGTCGGATTATAGAAAAGGCTGTTGAGTGGGCGGTGGCAATCGCAAAGGATGACAGTCACGGATACGATCAGGCACACAGGGATGGACCGGATTATGATTGTTCGTCTCTTCTTTGCTGGGCGTATTACAATGCGGGACTTAACACAAGACCAGGATATACACCGGCTACAGGAACGATGTACAGTGTATTTCTTTCAGCAGGATTTGAAGATGTTACATCGCAGGTGAATCTGTCCACTGGATCTGGTCTGATAAGAGGAGATGTCCTGTTGAAACCAGGAAGCCATACAGAAATGTTCATAGGGAATGGACAGCTGGTAGGAGCTTCACAAAATGAATTAGGTGGAATCACAGGAGGACAGACCGGAGACCAGACGGGGGCTGAAATTCATGTACATGGTTACTATAACTTCCCGTGGCAGTATGTTCTCCGCTATCCGGGCGGGAACATTGCACCGGTGCAAGGCCTGTATATAGTCAAATGGATACCAGGATAGAACAGAGGTGAAAGAAAGAGAATGAATTATATTGAACGTAATGTATATGTGCTGGAAGACAGGATCAAGAGCCCAATTCATTATGTAAGAGGTACGAATGCACTTCCCATCTATTTTCATTTCATGGATTATGAAATACCGGAAGATGCATCTGCAAAGGTTTTTATTCTGAAACCATCGAAGAAAGCAACATATAATGCGTGTCCGATCATTGAGAACACGGTACGTGTTATTGTAAAAGATCAGATGCTGGCAGAAACAGGAAGAAGTCTGCTTCAGTTAGAAATTACTAAAGGAGAGGACACTTTGGTAACTTTTGAGCAGCCGATAGAGGTCAAAAGAAATTTCGTGGAAGGTGATGTTCCGGAAAGCGAAAACGAGGCAGGATGGATTGATAAGTTTATCAAAGGAATGGAAGAAGCTACACAGCGGGCACAGGATGCAGCAAAGGGCGCAGAGCAGATAAAACAGACATTAGAGGAAAAGCTTCAGAATGGTGACTTCACAGGCCCAACGGGTGCGACAGGACCACAGGGAGAACAGGGGATTCCGGGCATACCAGGAAAAGACGGAGAGCAGGGGCAAAAAGGAGATACCGGTCCGGTTGGTCCAGTGGGACCACCAGGCAGAGATGCTAATGCTGCGATAACATCACTGGATCCGGGGATTTTTGCCATGTCGGTGGAAAGCGGTCACCTGTTACTTACCTATAATGGATCTGATCCAGCTCCGCCGTTGAAGATTGTAGAGGGCAGGTTGGTATATATACTGGATGAGGTGACAACATGATTAGAGCGATGTTTGAAGAAAATGTGCGTAAGACAGAAGCACGTGGACTGGTACAGTGGGATTATGGACAGATACTGCAGATAGAGGGATTGAAAGGAATCGATCATGCAGAGGTTCATTTTGCTGTAAAAGAATGCAGTGCAAAAGCAGAGATCTGTATTGCAACTATAGAAGAAAACAGGATCCTTGCAGATATCCCGGACAAACTGCTGGAAGTTGGAAAAGACTTGATTGCATATGTGTATATTGCAGATGCGATGAGCGGGAAAACTGTCAGAATTATTGAACTTCCAGTTAAAAAGAGAGAACAGCCAGGAGATTATAGCACACCATCAGGCAAGAACCTTCTGCGTCAGGTACTGGAATCACTTGAAAAAAAGGCAGACAATATGACTGTCATCGACGGAGAATTACAGTTACTGTCAGGTGATACACCTGTCGGAAACAGAGTCCGGATGGAGACGGCAGCAGGAAAAGAAATTGAAATCAGGAATGATGGCACGACGATCCAGTGGAGGTATACAGATCAGAATGAATGGAAAGAGCTGATTCCGCTGGCAGACCTGAAAGGGGAAGACGGGAAACCGCCGGAATTTGAAATCAGGGAAGGTCATCTGATTGTAAAATATGAATAACTTACTGGATAGAGAGCACTTGTTACGACAGGTGCTTTTTATTATAAAAATTTTTCAACAAAGAAAGGAAGGAAAGAAACATGGCAAGAGAGGTAGATTTAGGATCAATTATCGGACCACAGGGACCAAAAGGAGAAACAGGAGCAACAGGCCAACAGGGACCAACCGGACCGCAGGGTGAAACAGGCCCAACAGGTAAATCAGCCTATCAGGTATGGCTTGCGCAGTCAGGAAACGCAGGAAAGACAGAAGCACAGTATATCCAGTCCATGAAAGGAGCTAAAGGAGACAAAGGAGATACAGGAGCGACAGGCCCACAGGGACCAACTGGAGCGACAGGAGCCACTGGAGCCACTGGAGCCACAGGTGCTACAGGTCCGCAGGGGGTGAAAGGCGATAAGGGAGACAAAGGAGATGCATTTGCGATTGCAAAGACATTCGCTTCCGTATCTGCAATGAATTCTGGCTTTTCAACGGACGGAGTGAAAGAAGGACAGTTCGTTATGATCGATACTGGAAATGTAAACGATGCAGATAACGCAAAGCTGTACGTGAAAGGAAAATCAGCCTATGCATATATCACTGATTTGTCTGGTGCGACCGGTATGACAGGACCACAGGGACCGAAAGGCGATAAGGGAGCAACTGGAGATAAGGGAGCAACCGGAGCGACTGGAACAAGAGGAAGCCGCTGGAATGCAGGAACTGCAATCACCGGAACAAGTACAACGGCGACAATCTTTTCAGGAACAGGAATCACAGATGCACTGGTGAATGATATGTATCTGAATACATCCACAGGCAATACGTATCGTTGTACTGTTGCAGGAACAGCGGCAGCAGCTAAGTGGGTATACGTAGGAAGTTTAAAAGGAACAACCGGTGCACAGGGGGCAAAAGGAGATACTGGAGCAACTGGTCCACAGGGCGCAACTGGAGCGACAGGAGCCACCGGAGCAGCAGGCAAAGATGGAGAAACCCCAACATTTAAAATCCAGAACGGTCATTTAATTGCAGTATATGCAAACTAGGAGGAGATACAATGGCAACAAGACAGATTGATTTAGGACAGGTCGTAGGACCTACAGGAGCCACAGGAACAAGAGGAAGCCGTTGGACACAGGGAACGGCAATCACCGGAACAAGTACAACGGCGACAATCTTTTCCGGATCAGGAATCACAGACGCCATTGTAAATGATAACTATCTGAACACATCAACAGGAAATACATACCGGTGTACAGTTGGCGGTGCTGCATCTGTAGCAAAATGGGTGTATACCGGAAACCTGAAAGGCCCACAGGGCGCAAAAGGCGCAACCGGACCGCAGGGACCAACCGGTGCGACTGGAGCGACCGGAGCAACCGGACCGAAAGGAGACACGGGACCAACTGGTCCCGCCGGTCCGCAAGGTCCGACAGGGACTGTAGATGCAAATGCTCAGGTAGCATTTACAACGGCAAGTACAAGAGAAAATATCATAAGCAATGAGAAATTCGGGACGATACTTGGAAAAATCGCAAAGTACTTTAAAGATCTCGGTACGTCTGCATTCCGATCAGTAGCCAATAACCTGACAACAGCATCAGCCGGAAGTACTGTTCTGGATGGATACCAGGGAAAGGTACTGGATGGAAAGAAACTGAATAATGCGAATGTGATCAATAATCTTCTTACAACAGAAGCAGGATATGCACTGGATGCAAGACAGGGAAAGGCACTTGAAGATGAGATTACTGAGTTAAATGGCAAATTAGAGAAGAAGGTGGATGCCACTACTTTAGGATTTGGAATTTCTGAAACATTCACAGGACAGTACCTTAATTCAAAGCCCATCTATCAGAAAATGATATCTGCCGGAGCATTACCGAATAATACAATGAAATCTATAAGCACAGGTATTACTGGTGCTGATTATGTCTGGGTTGATATGGAAAATAGTTTTGCATTCAATTCCGGTGCAAGCTATCCAATTCCGTATGTGGATCCTAGAGCTGTGGCAAATTCCATAGGTGTAAGGATTACAAGTAACGGCGCAACGGTTATTGTATCGACCGGAGCAAACTGGTCCACATATTCCGGAAGTATTACTCTGAGGTATACCAAGAAGTAATTATTTCCAAGTACCCTTCACATCATAATTAAGATCTGTTGATCTGGAGGTCGAACCATATTGCAAGATAGTCCCTTTCATGGCAATCCCCGACACAGATGCATTGCCAGTCCATACAACACCAGAGTTATTCGCTGTGTGTTGTACGGATGAAATGGTTTTAGCAGTAATCCCAATATTCAGATTCTGATATTGAGCGTAATAGACACTGCTTGTTCCAATCTGATTTGCAAATACGAGACCCGTGATTGCTACATGGCCATATGCTTCAAAGCGTCCATCTGCGTATTTCTTCACATATCTGTTATCGCTGACTTTGATCAGCTCATATGATTTGCCATTTAACGCAGTTCCTTTTGTTATACTGAAAGCAAAAAGGAGCAGGAAGAATGGAAAAGAAAATTATGGAGATCTTAAGGAGAATGCAGGGAGTTCTACAGGAAAAACAGCAGAAAGAGCTACAAAATGTTCTTATGATTGTTTTGGCAGGCTGTAAAATTGTGGAGGAAACATCGGTAAAGGCTGTCAGTAATGAATGGATGACAGATCTGCAAGACTTTCTGATGAGTAAGTCACTGGGCGGTAAGTCACCTGAGACAGTAAAGCGGTATCAATACGAACTGCAACGGCTGTTATCTTATATTGATAAAGAAGTAGCACAGATTACTGCCGGAGATATCTCACAGTATATGAGAGCCTATAAAGCAATTAGAAAAGTGTCAAACCAGACATTGAAAAATGTGAGGGCGGTATACAGCAGCTTCTTCGGTTGGCTACGGGATCGGAACAGAATCCGATTAAATCCAATGATTATGGTGGAAGAGATTAAAGTTGAGACAATAATTAAGAAGCCTTTTTCGGATGAAGAACGAGAAAAATTGTTGAGAGAATGCGATACGATTAGAGACAAGGCTATGGTGGAATTCTTGTATTCTACAGCGGTCAGGGTATCGGAATTATCAAGAATCAATCGTGAAGACGTTCAGTTTGCCAGCAGAGATCTGGTTGTATATGGAAAAGGCGGGAAAGAAAGGAGAGTGTACATCAATGAAAAGACGAACCTATACTTGAAAGAATATTTACAAGGACGGACAGATACAGATCCGGCGCTGTTCGTATCGTTAAAGGGTGGTCATGAACGTCTGTCAAAGTCGGGGATCGAGGATATTATAAGAAGAATTGGAAAAAGAGCCAATGTGGAGAAGGCTCATCCTCATAGATTTCGGCGGACAGCATTGACCAATGCGTTGAATCGTGGAATGCCACTTCAAGAAGCAATGATTTTAGCGGGACATTCCAAGCCGGAAACAACAATGAGGTATTGCACGGTGGATCAGGAAGCTGTTCAGTATCATCATAAAAAATATTTAAGCGCATAGCAGTAAGAAAAATAGAGATTGAAAAACGCTTGGCAATAGTCAGGTGTTATTTTTGTACAATTTTTTATTGAGAAGAAAAGAGGTGGAGTTCTTAATTAAATGGCAAATTAGAAGAAAAGGTGTATAGCATATCGCAAGGAGGATCGCTTGCTATAAGAAACCAGCGTATCACAAAAAAGAATAATCGAGTTTCTATTATGGCTGGGTTATATACAACTGGCCTTGGAAATGCCAATACTCGATATAACGGTGGATCAATTCCGGCTGAAATAGCACCGCCTGGAAG